AGGCACTTGAAGAAAAACGTTATGACGCAGTGGCTCAAAAGAATGCTGACGAGTATTCGGCATGGCAAAAGGACGCAGACGCTTGGCAGGAGTTAAGAAGTACATATGATGATTGGGATAAGTACGGTGACAGTGAGGAAGATTTTCTAAAACGCAAAATTGACCGAGTAAAAGAGTTTTACAATGCGGGTAAAATCAGTTTTGAGGAATTTATTGACGACACAAACAAGTACAGTATGGAACTGTACAAGTCGCAATCAAGTGCGGTTGACGAACTGCTCCAAAAGCAACAAGACTATATTTCAAATGTCAAAGATGAATTTTCAAAGCAAGAGCAAGAACTTCGTGACAGTTGGGACGTACAGGATCGCAAAACAGATATGTCAGAGGTACAGGCACAACTTGATGTGTACGCAAATTCAGTTACTGATAAGGGGCAACAGAAGTACAAAGAGTTGCAGGAACAAATGAAACAGTTGCAACGTGATGAAGAATTGTACCAACTACAGAAAAAGAATAATGCCACTATTGAAAGTCTTGAGGCTGAATACAAGCAAATGGAGGACGGCAAGAAAAACATTCTTACAGGATTGCAAAATGCCGACATCAACATATCTGCATATGTAGCAACGATAACCGATAAGGTTTCGGCGACAGGCGGTAATATAGAAAGTTTGCTAAGTCGAATGCTTGACAAATTCGATAGTTTCAAAATTGAAAATAATTCGATGAGCGACAACAGGAAGATCATAAATAACTTCATGCAAATGACACCGGAAGAAAAACAAGATGCATTGAACAAATACGTAGGATTATAGGAGGAAAGATATGCGTAACGGTTTTGAATTTAACGGCAAAAATACAACGGATTTTAAGCGAGTGACGGTCAGAACAAAGGACCGTCCTGTATTTCCGCAGGTAAAGGAGTTTACCGAAAATGTCAATGAAACAGACGGTGAATATGATTTTACAGACGTGTCGGGTCACGAATATTTCAATACACGAAAATTTCAGATTGATTTTAACATCGGTGCGGACAGTACCGAAGAATTAAACAAAAAGCTAACCGCTATAAGCCGTTGGTTTAAGGGCAAAGGCACGCTTATTTTTAACGATATGCCGTTTGTTAAATGGAATGTAAGGGTAATGGACAGCGTGTCATATACACCCGAACACGACGGCAGAAAAGCCGTTTTGTCAGTGACGTATAAGGCAGAGCCTTTTTCGGAGCTTATATTTGACGCGCTGAACGGTCCTTGTCTTGATACGGAAATACCGCTCGACACAGAACAACCGATAGGACAAGACGAGTATTTAACATTGAATGGCAGTGGCACATATAAGAATGTACCGAATGTCGGCGATATACACGTCAAACCTATTATAACCGTAACAGGTGCAACAAGCCCTTTCACAATAGGAAATAACGGCAAAAATATCACTGTTAAGCATACTGGCGATATTGTTATTGACTGCGAAAAAGAAATAGTTTACAGCGGAAATACAAGCCTTATGACGGATATATCGGGCGATTTCTTTGAACTTGTCCCGGGATTGGATAACACAATAACAGTAACAGGCGGTGGAGTTGTACAGATAAATTACACGCCTAAATTTTTGTACGACGTAGATTTTGATAATATGAAATGGAGTGAATAACATGGCTTTTAAATTACACGAATGGAACGAAACAGACTTCACAGGTGGTTGCCTTGCGTATCTTAACAAAGCGTATGAAGTGGCGGTGTTTGAGGGATTGCAGGAAACACACACAGTTTCTTTTAAATACCCTATGAAAGACGAAAAAGCGGAGCTTATAAAAGAAAATCGTATAGTATCGGTTGAAGGACAAGCATACCGCATTACACTTGTAAAGCGAGATTACAGCGGTTCAAGAATTATGACGGTGAAAGCTAACCGAATATTCTATGATGACGCACTTCATCATCACTTGCCGACAATCGGCAACGATACGGACGTGACAAAATCAACAATAGGTGTTGACCCGTACGACGTTATAAAACTTGCAATAGCCGATACAAAGTTTGAGCTTATACCCGACAGTGAACTTAAAGAAATGGGTATGACGAGAATAGGAGCAGACGGTGTTAAAATCGACTTTTACCCGACCGATAAGATAAATACATATGATGTTATACAAAACGTCATAGAGGCTTACGGCAGGGGCGAAATATACTATGATAATTACCGATTTGCGGTTGTGGAGCGTATCGGAAAAGATAACGGCGTGAGAATGTCAATAAAGAAGAATATGACAAGTCTTTCAGTCGAGAGAAACACGCAAGAGTTGACGACAAGACTGTATATGTACGGCAAGGACGATTTGACGATTTCATCTGTAAACGGCGGCAAGCCGTACATTGACAGTAAAGAGGGTATCGAAAAGTACGGTATTCGTGAGGCATATAGGGATTACAGCGATTACGATGACCCCGAAAAGCTAAAGGCGTTTGGTGAGTGGGACTTAAAGGGCGAGGGTAACGATTTTAGACTTGACCGTCCTCAACTGACAATCACGGGTGATGTGGTTGATTTGAGTAAACTTGCCGAGTACGGTGATTTTTATAAAATTGCGTTGGGTGATACGGTACACGTTTTTGAAGATAATATCGAACATAAACAGCGAATTGTATCAATGACGTATTACCCATACAGCGCAAAACAGCCGTCAGTAACAATCGGTCAGCCTACATTGGCTAATGCGTATTACCGCGCGTGGTATATGGGTAAGCTGATTAAAACTATTCAGAAAAATTCGGGCAGAGCGAATAAGCTGAAAACAAGTTATTTTCACGGTACTGTGAACAGTACCCAAAACCCCGTTGAATCAGATAACAAAAAACTGCTGTTAGACGGTGATTTGCTATATATCGAAGATAATAAGGGCAGACGACGTATAAATCTCGGCAATATGGATGGTAAATTTGTTTTTGAGCTGTTTAATCAGCTTAAAAAGAAAACAATCGAAATGGACGAGGACGGTAATGTAACGATAACGGGTATATTTGCCACAGGTACAGACGCAGAAGCAAGGACTGTTATAGACAAAAACGGTATCCAAAGTTACGACGCAGACGGCAATAAATACGGCT